AGGACGCCGACAAGAAGGTCGCTGGATATAACTTTGTGATCAACGTCGACAAGTCTCGCTTCGTCAAGGAGAAGAGCAAGATCCTGATCAACGTGACTCACGCCGAAGGCATCAACCGCTGGTCTGGACTGCTTGAGAACGCGCTTGAGTCTGGATTTGTGGCCAAGCCGAAGAACGGTCGCTACGTAGTAGCCGATCCGGATACCGGCGAGGTGAAGACTAAGGAGATGAAGGAGGAAGACATCGAGTCTAACGCTGACGTATGGAAGGCAATCCTCAACGACGATCGCTTCGTGGCCTTCCTCCGCAATAAATATAAGCTCGGGACGAGCAACATCCTTCAGAACGACGATGAGTGATTTGAATGATCTTAGAAAAGGTAATTCTAACGAACCTCGCGCTCAACGAGGAGTTCGCTAGGAAAGTCATACCATTCATCAAGTCTGAGTACTTCCATGACCGCGTCGATAAGACTATATTTGAGCTCATCGACACATACTCTAAGAAGTATAATAAGTTCCCGTCGCGCGAGGCTCTAGCCGTTGAGCTCTCGTCGCGACAGAACTTGGGTGAGGAGAACTTCAAGCAGTGCACCGAGTTCGTCGAGAAGATGGATCTCGATGACAGCGACTTCCAGTGGCTAGTCGATCAGACTGAGAAGTTCTGCCAGGACAAGGCGATCTACAACGCCATCATGACGTCGATCCACATCCTCGACGACAAGACCGGTAAGCTGGCCAAGGGATCGATCCCTAAGCTGCTGTCAGACGCTTTGGCTGTTAACTTCGACACGAGCATCGGTCACGACTTCCTGCTAGACTCCGAGTCGCGGTTTGAGTTCTATCGCCGCAAGGAGGAAAAGATACCGTTCGATCTCGCGCTGTTCAACACGATCACCAAGGGCGGTCTGTCTAGAAAGACTCTGAACATCGTGCTGGCCGGTACCGGCGTGGGCAAGTCGATGTTCATGTGCCACGCAGCAGCTCACAACCTGTCCGAGGGCAGGAGCGTTCTGTACATCACCCTCGAGATGGCCGAGGAGAGAATCGCCGAGCGAATAGACGCTAACCTCCTGGACATATCTCTAGACGAGATCGAGATGATACCAAAGGAGTCGTACGAGGCTAAGATCGAGCGCCTTAAGTCTAAGACAAAGGGTCGTTTGATCATCAAGGAGTATCCGACGGCGTGCGCCTCGTCGAGTAACTTCAGGCACCTAATCGAGGAGCTGAAGATAAAGAAGAACTTCATCCCCGATGTTATCTACATCGACTATCTAAACATCTGCGCATCGGCGAGGATTAAGCATGGAGCCAACGTCAATTCTTATACCTATATCAAGGCAATCGCAGAAGAGCTTCGAGGCCTTGCCGTGGAGTTCGATGTACCTGTCGTCTCTGCGACTCAAACAACTCGAGGCGGATATACGAGCAGCGACTTGGGACTGGAAGATACATCAGAATCCTTTGGACTCCCGGCCACAGCTGATTTTATGTTTGCAATCATCTCGACCGAAGAGTTTGAGTCACTCAATCAAGTCCTGGTTAAGCAGCTCAAGAATCGCTATTCTGACGTTGGGTCTAACCGCAGGTTTATGCTTGGGGTGGATCGTCGAAAGATGCGTTTCTATGATGTAGAGCAGGACGCCCAGGAGAACCTGCTGGACGGTCCGGTTATGGACAACACCAAGTTTGGTCAGGAAGACAAGAACCGCACCGGTGGTAAGTTTGACAAGAAGATGTTTATGGAGTTCAAGTGAAATACGACGTGATAGACCTAAGCGACGAGGGTATCTTCTGCATCAGGGAGATACCAACCGACCGTATTATAATGGCCAGCGACCGCGAGAAGGTGGTAGAGACCTATCTGGAGAGGCTAAACCGCGGTGCGGGATTCAACGGCTGGACGCCTAATTTTTTCATCCACGATGATTTCGTCGTATAAATAAACCCACTGACGGACTGGTATTGCGCTGCAGCGCAAGAGGCACAGAGTATCTACATCAGCAAGGAAGAGCCGGGAATCACGGTGGGGTTCCGCCCGGCCCAGTCTGCTTTATTCATTGGGGGAGGTCCTAAGACCTCCCCTTTTTCGTGTGTATTCATATGAATAAATAGCGTAAACAACGAGTTCTATATGGCTACCAGTTTCTCACTAGACCGCGATAAGACGCTTGAACACGCCCCGTCTGATCTTAGAGCAGGGCTAAAGAAGCTTCTTGAGAGAATACCAAGCCCCAAAGAAGGATTTTTTGCCGACTCCCTGTGGTCTAGGAATAAGACGGCGCAATGGCAGATCAAGTGTAATGAAGATAACTTTGACTTTATAAAGAAAAGTATTGCCGGGCGCGAAGACGGTGAGAAATACAACATAGGAATCTTCGACTATAAAATTCAATTCAAAAAATCTCGTAAAAAAGCCGGCGGCGCCACGACCGACGCTCAGGCTACTCGCAAGCAAGAGCTCGCTTCTGCTTGGATAATGAGACGCGCTCTCCAAGATAACAAGAAATACAACACGTATCTAGACATAAAGCTTGATGACAAGTATCAAGAATTGCTACAGATATATCCGGAGATCGATGATGATGAGGAATGGCTGAAGTCTTTCTTCCTCCAGCAGGAGAAGATGCTTGAGGAGTTCTCTGACTCCAAGTTTACTGAGTTCTCCCGCGAGGGTGGGTTCATGAAATATATCACGGATGTGGCCAACAATAAGTATGGAATATCTCAGAAAGATACCTGGAACCCAGCCGACATATGGCTCGTGCAGAATGAGAATAAAGTAAAAAGCGAGATAGACAGTTTAATAAACAGAACCGGCGAGTCAAAGTCGATCAACGAGCTAAACGCGCTGCTCAGAACGTTGTTTAAGCAGCGTCGTGTAGTTGGAATATCTCTTAAGAAGATATCTGGGAGCAAGGCTAGATATGAAGAGGTTAACACCGACGACGTGATGTTTGAGTCCGGTGATGGCTATAAGTTTAAAGTTACTAATAAGAAGATAGATCTTGGCTTAGGTTCTAATAAATTTAGAACTCAAGACTCTAAAATTACTCTCAACGGAAACAATTATGGAACTATAAAGTTTCAGATTCAGGGTAACAACACGTCTTCTTACTCAAACTTAAAGTGGGAGTCTACTGCTTCAGGCGCGGCGGCTGCAAGATTAGGCAAGGCGCCAGTAGACATGGTAGTAAGCTTACTAAAGCAGTATGGCTTATCTTTTGATAACAACCACAACAGTTATCCAAAAACCGTGCAGCAGTTTAATAGTCAGTCTGCCAAATTCGTCAACATCTTTAACGGCGTTAAGAATAAGGGAGTAGATGTCGGCGTACAGAACTCCTCTGAGTTTGTTAATAATATTAACTCTATACTGTTATCTCAACCACACGTGGCTAACTCTAAGCTGATGCAGTTGACTTTTATTCATGAGTTAACTAAACTAACACAAGATAAGCTAGACGCCTTCATGACAGATTTAACCTTCATATCAATGAAGAAGGGTCCAAGTTTTGGTCCCTTCGGCAAACTTTTCTAAAAAACATGCATTCTTTTTCAAACTTGCTTGAAGAAAATAAACGAAAGATCCTACACGTCTTTGACATGGACGAGACTCTGTTTCATTATCCGGATCCTAAGACAGAACCAAAGATTCACGTCAACAATTCTGCCGGAGAGCGTGTAAAGTCTCTCACCAACGTTCAGTTCAACAACCACAAGCTAGAGCCCAACCACCACTACGACTTCTCAGACTTCAAGTCATCGGACGTCTTCACTAAGTCAGCTCACCCTATTCGCAAGATGATCAAGCGGCTGAAGAACATCCATCGCCGTAACCCACACGTCGAGATCCTCACGGCAAGATCTGACATGGACGATAAGGACAAGTTTGGCTCTCACCTGAAGAAGCACGGAATAGACATCAACAAGATTCACGTCAGGCGCGCCGGCAATCTAGACAAGGGAACACCAGCTGAGCGCAAGCGCAACATAGTGTCTAACCTGATACACCAGCACGGCTATGACGAAGTTCACCTCTACGACGACTCAAAGGAAAACCTAACTCACTTTCTCGGCCTCAAGGGCCACCACCCGAGCGTCAAGCTCGTCGCTCACCACGTCCAGCACGACGAGGATACCGGAGACACCAGGGTAAATAAAGCTGTAGCAAACAAGTTCAATCAGGACGCTGAGCACGGCGGCATGTCGTTCTACTCACCGGACGAGCGCAAGAGAATTAAGGATGGTACATGAAGAGCTTCGTTAATTTCTTGACAGAGCAGGCTGAGGACCAGGGCGGTAAGCCTCTCAAGCATCTGACGCACACGGAAGATCACATCATTCACTCAGGTAACGAGGGCGTTGCCAAAGCCGGGCACGCGCTCGAGGGCGCTCATGCCGCACTCATGGGCAAGAAGACAGACCTACATCTATCTACAAAGTACGACGGCGCTCCGTCGATAGTGTTTGGATACCATCCCAAGAACGGCAGGTTCTTCGTCGGCACCAAGTCAGCCTTCAACAAGAATCCAAAGATCAACTACACCAACAAAGACATAGAGCAGAACCACGGACACGCGCCTGGTCTGGTGGACAAGCTCAAGACTGCCCTGAAGCACCTGCCCAAGATAACTCCCAAGCACGGCGTCTACCAGGGCGACGTGATGCACACCAAGGAAGACATCAAGAAGCATGGCAATAAGCTGAGCTTCACGCCCAACACCATCACGTACTCGACCGACGTCGACAGCGCTCACGGCAAGGCGATCAGAAACTCTAAGCTTGGCGTCGTCGTACACACGAAGTACGAGGGCAAAGGCGATCTTCAAAATATGCACGCGACGCCACACGTCGACCGCGACAAGTTTACTCATCATCCCGACGTCCATAACATAGACCCTACCATAAAGGCAGACTCATCGCACTATACCCCGAAAGAGCAGCAGAAGTATCACGACGCGATGTCTAAGGCCAAGGCTACGTACGCGAAGATGCATCCAGACGCTCTTGACAAGCTCAAGGGTCACGAGACAAATCTTGAGGCTCACGTAAACGACATGGTCAGGAAGGGCGGCGAGCCGTCCACTGAGGGATACGTCAAGCACATTACCGGTAATATCTCTAAGGACATAGATAAGCTAAAGAGCGAGAAGGCCAAGCAGCAGCGCCGCGAGAAGCTCGACAGCTTCATGAAGCACGTCTCTGACAACAAGAAGCACTTCGACCGGGCTCTAGAGCTGCATAAGCACCTCCAGCACGCCAAAGACGTACTCACCGGAGTGATGGCTAAGAATCAGGAGTTTGAGCACTCGATCGGCGGCGCTAAGACCGGTCCCGAGGGCGCGGTGGCCGTGAGTAAGGCTGGTGACATGTCAAAGTTCGTAAATAGGAAGCAGTTCTCGCGTCAGAACTTCCTGATGGGTAAGATGCAGCAGGCCAAGAAGGAAAAAGAATGAAGCGCTATAGAGACTTTCTAGCCGAGGACGCAGACTCGCCGAAGAAGCCGGTGGTGTTTGCGTTCGGGCGTATGAACCCGCCGACGACCGGCCACGCGAAGCTGGTCGACAAGGTCCACGAGCTGGCGAAGAAGCACGGCGCCTACCACCAGGTAGTGCTGTCTGCGTCTCACGACAAGAACAAGAACCCGCTTGACGCTGAGACCAAGGTCAAGCACGCCAAGCGCTTCTTTCCGCATACCAATATTCGGGCCGCGACTAAGACAGAACCTACATTGCTGCATCACGCCGCGCGCCTCAACAAGGCTGGTCACGACCATCTCATAATGGTGGCTGGATCAGACAGAGTCCATGAGTACCACAAGCTTCTGCACACCTATAACGGAAAGCCTGATAAGAAGGGAAACATCCCGTTTAGCTTTAAGAAAATCTCTGTGGTTTCGGCTGGCCACCGCGATCCGGATGCCGAGGGTGCCGAGGGCATGTCGGCGTCTAAGATGCGCGAGCACGCCAAGAGCAAGAACTTCAAAGAGTTTCGTAAGGGTGTACCAGAACACGTAAGCCACGAGCACGCGAAAGAGTTATTTCACGACGTGCGTAAGTCAATGGGACATGAATAATGGCACAGTTTAGAAAAGACACGCATCAGTATCTCAATCAGGAGAAGACTCTCTTTGAGACCGTCATGCTTGCTGATAAGTATGGCAATTTGGTCGGAGCGGCTAATCCTTCTGGCGCAGCAATAGACGCGTTCGGTAGAGCTAGAAGTTCACATCCGTTTACACTGTTTGATTCGAATCATCGTTATCAAGATAATAATAAGTTTAATACCGCTAATACTGCGGGCGGAACATGTGATTTTAATGCTAATACATGTACGATGAATCTTTCAGTTGATAATAATCAGAATACTAGCGTTTATCGTGAGTCTAAGCGTGTATTTTCTTATCAACCCGGAAAATCATTATTATTCATGACTACGTTTTCGATGGATGCTGCCAAGACTGGTTTGAGACAGAGAATAGGTTATTTTGGATCTGATAATGGATATTATCTAGAACGTTCTAGTCGTACTTCTACCGGTGTATGTTTAGTGCGCAGATCTAAAGTATCTGGAATAGTAGATGAAGTTTCCGTAGATCAGGCGGAGTGGAATGTAGATAAGCTAGATGGAAATGGCCCTTCTCATTTAACACTGAACCTAGATAATCCGCAGATTTTATTCTTGGACATGGAATGGCTTGGAGTAGGTTCTGTCAGAATAGGATTTGTGATAAATGGAGAATTGATAGTATGTCATGCATTTCATCATGCTAATCAAACAAGTTCTACTAACAGCCCGTATATTCAAACTGCTTGTTTGCCGATACGATATGAAATAGAGAATACTGCTAATACTACTACTTCTAGCGTCTTGAAACAGATTTGTTCTACTGTAATATCTGAAGGCGGATATGAGTTGTCTGGTCGTCCTAGAACTATAGGACTAGATCCTCAGGCTGCGACACAACGCACTTTGACTACAGCGGGAACTTATTATCCAGTAGTATCGATACGCTTAAATCCTGATACACCTGATGCTATAGTGTTGCCGAACGGCATAGATATTATGCCTATTAATTCTGGCAACTATAGATACCAGCTAGTGCATAACGCTGATATAATCGGCGCTGAATGGGCTAACGTAACTAGCTCAGTGATACAGTATAATACTAATACTACGGCTACTATGTCTGGAGGCAATACTCTTATTTCAGGATATGTTACTAGTACAGTGCAGGGAGCTGGTCAGGCTACTATATCTGGAGATAGATTTGTCTTTCAGCTAGAAAGGAATACTTTTACTGGAAATACATCAACTTTGACTTTAGCTGTTACTTGTGGAACAAATTCATCAAACGTCTGTGGTAGTATACAGTTTGAAGAAGTAGTATTCTGATGTCTAAGAAGAAAGGCCTCTGGGCCAACATCCACGCCAAACGCGAGAGAATAAAGAGAGGTTCGGGAGAACGCATGCGCAAACCAGGCTCTAAGGATGCTCCTACAGCTGATGACTTTAAAGCGTCTCAGACTACGAGCGAAGAGAATGTTGTAGACGCTGATCAATACACTCAGAAAGAATCTGTCGAGGAAGCAGTCAATCCTGCTCTGCACAGAGCTCGACTGATCAAGCGTGTCTTGAAGCCAGTGCACGATAGCACCAAGCACTTCAAGACTAAGGAGACAGTAGAGCCTCAGTCCACTCACTCTGATGATCCAGACTCACGCTTTGACGCCACTGACTCAGCCGTGCGCATCTACAAGAGAGACACACCAGGTCAGTAGAGTTATAAATATTGCAAAGCTGGAGCGAGAATGAGCACGTTAGACACCGTCAAGAAGGTCATCGTAGAGGCAAAATATAAGGGTCGCGAAGTGCCCCTTAATAAGCCCATGAAGGGTGACGTGAAGAAGTCTAAAGTGTTCGTTAAAGACCCAAAGACTGGTAACGTCAAGAAAGTCAACTTCGGCGACAAGAATATGACTATTAAGAAGAACCAGCCGGGCCGTAAGAAGTCATACTGCGCTCGTTCGTCAGGTCAGGGTAATCTTAACAAGAAGACGTCTGCCAACTACTGGTCTCGTCGGGCATGGAACTGCTGATGAAGATGATGTATCCAGCATGATGTATCCAGCAAAGAGCTCAAGTTCAAAGGGTGGCGAGTGATGGAAAAATTAATCGCGCAGATGAAGGTGGTGCAGGCATCGACATTCGGTCTGTATCTCAAAGCTCATAACTATCACTGGAACGTAGAGGGTCCGGACTTCTCGCAGTATCATGCGTTCTTAGAGACTCTATACAACGAACTGTGGCTGGCGGTGGACGCTATAGCTGAGCACATTCGCACCACCAAGGCCTACGTGCCGGGATCATTCTCACGATTTAAGGAATTGTCTGTTGTAGAAGACGAGATCAATATCCCTAACGCGCAGACCATGCTTTCAAGACTACGTGACGATAATCAGAAAGTTATCGAAGAGCTGGTAAAAGCCCACGACGAGGCTGAAGCTGCCAAAGCCTACGGCATAGTAAACTTTTTAGAAGACAGAATTGATATTCATTATAAGCATTCTTGGATGCTTACCGCTCTGACGAGGGCTTAATGGGAACTATAACTAAAGGAACTTATATCGGTTCCGATTCATCTTTTAAGTCGAGAAAGACTAAGAGTTTAGCTTCTAGTATGAATCTGAGTTCACAACGTAAAGACAGTCTTGAGAAGAGAGCTATCAATGACAAGCAGAATCAAGAACAAGCAAAAGCAAAAGAGATATCTCGCAGAGAAAAAGAACGAAGCGCCGACAGAAGTTCTCTCGTCAAACGTCTCTCGAAAGAAGAAACAGACCCCGATCGAAACACCGACGAGAGACGCAAAGTCGTCAACGTCGGCCGTCCAGACACCGCTAAAGGACCTATGGATCCGCGGTCTAAGATTGCTAAGCAAGCTGAGATTCAAAGAAAAATAATAGAAAATCAGGAGAAATCTATGTCTTTACAGAAGTATCATAATTTACCGGAAGATCTAGTAGCGGCTGTTCGCTCTGTTCTAGAGGGTAAGAACCCCTTCGCGAAGAAAGACGAAGACGACAAGAAGAAGCCGTCTAAGAATGACGACGACGCTGACGATAAAGACGCGAAAGCTAAGAAAGACGACAGCGACGACGAGGATGATGCTGATAAGCCGATCGGTAAGGACGGCAAGAAGACTAAGGTCGACATCGCGCCGAACATGAAGACTGCTAACGAGGAAGTTGAGCTAGAAGAGGCTTCAGCTTTTCACGTTAGATCAGTAGGTCAGTTTGGCGATGATGAAAAGATGCATGGCACCCATAAAAACCTAAAGAGTGCGCTTGCAGCCGCAAATAAAATTAAAGGTGGCCATGTCGCCGTAACACACGGTCCCGGAAATGCAAAAAATGGCTATGAAAAACTTAGACATTGGGTTACACCTGATGGTCATAAAGTTAAGCCAGACGTTGGAGATGAAATTCATCCTAAGCATGGTATTGCACCTGGCGGAAATTTTGATGAAGAAACAGCCAACGAAGAGCTGAAGGGCGGCCAGAAGAAGCTGGACAAAAATCACAACGGCAAGCTTGACGAGCAAGACTTCAAGATGAAGAAAGCAAACTCCACCACGAAGACCGTGTATCGAGTTCACGCGCGATCGATCCGAAATCGCGTACGGAACGAGCCCAGCAGGTGGCAGCGTACGTTCAAGAAGCTCAAGGATGCTCAAGAGTTTCACAAGAGCTTAAAGCTCATGGGTCCGGGCTCGTACATCGAGAAGATCCGCAAGGAAGAGGTCGAGAACATCGCCAAGACCAACGCCTCGATGAAGGAAGATGTCGCCGAAATTGACGAAGGAATTGTTAAGAACATCAAACGTAGTCTGCAGGGTTGGGGCACAGGATCTGATGCAAAACCCAAAGATATTATGAACAGAGTTAAAACATCTGATGATGATTTTTTGAAAGATATGTCAAAGCGTGATGTAGCGCCACACAGTCCAGGTGGTCTACAAAAGGCAGCAGCGACGAGAGAATTAAAGCGCAGACAAAAGAATACTAATGAAGAGATCGCTCTCTCCGACGAGGAGACAGCGCGCATCCTAGCCAAGCTCAACGAGGCCGACGACGAGGACGAGAAGCACGACGGTCCGGAGCACATCGTGATGCAGCTCCGCAAGGCTAAGTCTCTCGGCGCTAACAACCGTCCGATTCACTTCCACGACGGGTCGAAGGTCAAGGTGGACGCGGGTCACGTTCAGAAGGCTCTGGACATGCACGGATCGTTCAAGAAGGCTCCAGAAAAGGACGAGTTCACTCAGAAGCTTCAGGCCTCTCACGCCTCGTTCAAGTCCGCAATCGGAGCCAAATGAGGAAGTTCTTAAGCTTCAGTGAGGCTAGGAAGACTGCTAAGAAGAAGAAGTCGGAGGACCATCCAACTCCTCCGACTAACGTCTCGTCGCCTCTTCGCGGCGCTAATCAGGACTACTCGGGTGTTAGCCCTAGTCATGATCATGCTGACTATACCGTGAGCGATTAATAGCTATAAATAGGTCAAGAATTTAATCAGGAGATCAAAGATATGGCACAATGGGGCAGAAACGATCAGGCTGTAACCGCCAACAGCACGACTACTAAGGAAACGTCGAATGGCGCGCCGATCGGTACCTGGGCATTGGTAAAGGGTGGTACCAGTGTGATGGTAACAAACTCACACTTTGGTAACACTTCGGCCGGTTCTCGCGCTAGCGTAGACGTAGCTATGTTTTCAAACGCTACTCCAGGATCATTTATTACTGGCATGGCTGCTGGTATCTTCGGCGTCAGCGCGCAGGAAATGGCTAACAACGTCAATAATAATGCCGCTGATCATCCAGCTCATGCTGGTTGGGTGTATCGCAAGGCTGGTACCGGACCAGTAGTAAGCGTAACGATTTCTAGCATGACTGGCATGTCTGGCTACGATAATAATGACGTTCTAGTAGTTGAGTCGACACAGGCCGGCGGTAACGCAGCTATCGCGATGTCTACTAACTCAACGGGTGGTAATGTAGCGCTGACGATCACCAATCCTGGCGCTGGATTCTTAGTAACGTCGATTCCAGTTTCAAACTTAGCCATCACTAATTCTACTGGTGGAACTGCTACCGGTAATACTACGGTTACTAGGTTCGTAGTAACAGCCGGAGGACGTGCTGGTCGAGTTCATACAGAGACGCTAGTGGCCATGGGCTCTCTCGGCTCTAACACCACATCGGCTACTGGTGTGGTCGGCGACGTTACTACTGTGGCTGACGCTTCTTCGGATAACACCTACTATCCGGGTAGATAATCTAGCGAGTAGCTGGTTATGACCGACACCGCTAAAAAGACATCCGAGCTGGCTACGGCTAATACCATAGCCGGCTCGGACCGTTTAGTATTCCTTTATCAGGCAAACTCTGCTTCGCCTTCTACTCGTACTGTTTCTCTAAACAACGTAGCAAACTCTATCTCGCTGTCAAGGCTGAGAAATTCTAATGCTACTTTCAGTATGTCAAATACTGGCATTATTACAGTAACTACTGGTAATACAGTAGGTTATATTGGCGACTTAGAACTTTCTAATGGTATTGATATTTACTCAAGTGACGGCGAAGGTTCTATTTGGGTAACATTAGCATACAGTTATACCGGAAATGACGCCGCGAATACCGAAGTAACTGGATATGCATATCTAAGAACTAGCTTTTCGACACCAAATACTGTATCATTTAATATTGAGTTACCAAAATCTAATGGTCAAGCAGCTAGCTGGGTATTTGAGCCTGAAACTAATACTATTGTTTTTCCAGATAATACCGAGCAAACTACTGCATATAATATATCTGGGCCGTATGCAAATTCAACATTGGCAGCTGCTGGTGGCGTAGCAATTAATGGACTTTACTACGATTCAGACGGTAATGTAAAAATTCGACTAACATAATGATATGCATGAGACACTAAGTGATGAAAACTTTTTGATATATGCGGCCAAGCATTACGATAACTCGTATTGCTGTTCGACTGATGAGTTTCTCGAAGACCTCAAGAGACTCAAGTATATCAAGAAGCTCCTGACCCGGTACTTAGAGACCGGTGAGCTCAAGGAGCGATTGATCCTAAATCATATTATAGTATTGAATAATATGTTTGGCGCTGAGCATGTGTGCAGGATTCTGTACTTAAAGCTCGGCGACTATTTTGGCCACATCATGCCGTTTCTGGTGCTGTTGAATGTCCTTCCGGACAAGCTATATAATATAGGTGAGGCGACCGTCGTGGATCTAGACATGATAACCATGGACGCAGTAATAGTAGAGAGACTGAGGAAGATCTGATGTCAAAGAAGAAACCAGATAGAACTGCCCGCAGAGCTCTAGAGCTGTTCAAGGACGCTCGCTTCTCAAAGCGCGTTGTCAAGAGCAAGAAGGTCTATGATCGCAAGCGTGACAAGCGTATGGTTAATGAGACAGACTCTACTACTCCCGTCAACGCCATGGGCGCTTCCAGCTCGTCGCAGGGACCAATTCAGACTTACGACCCGCTGCTGCAGATTGGTAAGCGTAAGCTAAAGAAATTTTCGATGTTCAAAAGAAAGCCAGTTTAACATGGTAGCTGCTAGAACATCAGATATACGTCGTGCTATAGATAAGCTAGCAGACATCCATGCGGACATCAGTAAGATGTTAGCATTGCACGAGCAGCGTTTAAACCAGCATGAAAAAACACATGAAATTCTGAGCGACGAGGTTGAGAAAAGACGTCTCGAAATAAAAGACGTTACAGGCGATCTATATAAAGAGATAGATCAGAAGACTTCTGGTATTATGGAAGAAATCAAGAAGAATGCTGATAGAAGCCTTGATCAGCATAACCGTCTGAACGATAAGATCACCAGTTTAGCGCGCTATATATGGATGGGCGTTGGTCTCAGCATCGGTCTCAGCGTCCTCATTTCGATAGCTACCGTTACAATAAATCTACTCCATCTCATAAAATAGTAGTTTACAACAGCCGTCATTGGTTGTATAATAGGCTATGCCTTTTATTAGTGGTGTTTTATGGACTGGCTCGAGAGCAAGTACATCGGTCTAGTCTCGTCTAGGCTGACTGGATTTAAGAAGAAGTCGGGAAACAGCTATAACTTTCGGTGCCCCATCTGTGGGGACTCAAAGAAGAGTAAGACTAAGGCCCGTGGTTGGATCTTTGAGAAGTCTGGCAAGAGTCGCTTCTACTGCCATAACTGCAACGCGTCCATGAGCCTGCCCAAGTTAATTAAAACATTGGACGAGGGTCTATACCGTGAGTATAAGCTCGAGTCCATGCGCGATGGCGCGCCAGGTTTCAACCCTCCAAAGATCGTGCATCCGGTAAGCTTCGACTTCAGGCCGGTGTTTGAGAGGTCAGACCCGCTCAAGAGTCTTACTCGAGTCAGCGCCCTGCACCACAACGACCCGATAAAGAAATATGTGATGGATCGAAAGATCCCGCCGGAGTACCACTACAAGCTGTTCGTCACCGACGCATTCTGCGCCTACGTCAACACGCTTATCCCTGGTAAGTTCTCTGACGGTGCGCTGGCGCACGACGAGCCGCGGCTGGTGATACCATTCATCAATCGTGAATCCAAGGTCCACGCTCTTCAGGGTCGATCGATGAGCGCTGGATCTAAGTCAAAGTATATCACGATCGTGCTGGACGAGAGCGTGCCGAAGATCTACGGGTTAGACGAGCTCCGCGCGGGCAAGACCTACGTTCTCGAGGGCCCGATCGACTCCATGTTTTTACCAAACGCGATCGCGACAGCCGGCGGTGACCTGCGCGCTGCCCAGTCGGTGTGCTCTATAGAAGACATGGTCGTGGTATATGACAACGAGCGTCGATCTCGCGAGACCGCCCAGAAGATGGGAAAAGCTGCCAGGCAGGGTTTCAAGGTCTGTTTCTGGCCAGAAAATGTAGTGTACAAGGACGTCAACGATATGGTAAGATATGGGAATATGTCGCGCGATCAGCTGGTGTCGGTGATCGACGCGAATACCTATTCTGGGCTTAGAGCAGAGATGGAGTTGAGCAGATGGAAGCGGGTCGCTGCCTGAGCGAGCAGGAGATGTTCTACGCGAGGCTGGAGGGAAAGCACGCCGCGCTCGACGAGCGCGCCGGGCTCGATTACGCGTACCCCAGCCTGATCTTTCTATACGGCAAGCTCGCGAGCAAGAAGCCGTTGGTTGAGTTTATAAGAGGATATAACGATGCATCACGCGAGATTAGTGGCAAAGACAGAACCAGTAGGATTAAACCCTGACTGCTACAACGCAGACGAGTTTATCGCGTACGTAGCTAGAGTCTCTAATCCAGCTAACCAGTCTAATAAAGAGACGGCTTCGAAGCTGATAACTTATCTCAAGAAGAATAAGCACTGGTCTCCGTTCGAGATGGTTCACGTGGTCATGGAGATCACCACAACACGTGATATCGCGCGCCAGATCCTGCGACATCGCTCGTTCTCGTTTCAGGAGTTCAGTCAACGCTACGCCGATCCTACTAAAGACCTAGGTTTTGTTTATAGAAAAGCTCGTTTACAAGACGTTAAAAATAGGCAGAACAGCATCGAAACTGATGACGAGCGCCTTCAAAATAATTGGGACAACTACCAGCAAAAAGTATTAGATACCATTAACGAGGTGTATAAGTGGGCCATCGATTCTGGCATAGCCAAGGAGCAGGCGCGCGCCGTGCTGCCAGAGGGATTAACTGTGTCTCGCATGTACATGGCCGGTTCCGTTCGCTCGTGGATTCACTACTGCGAGCTTCGAATGTCTAACGGTACTCAGAGAGAGCACCGCGACGTAGCTACCTCCGCGTGGTATGAGTTAACAAGAGAATTTCCAACCCTGCGCGACAGCCTTCACGGGTGAGGCTAAATATATCGCAATATTAAGGAGTATGAATGACGCTCACCGTAATTAAGCGTGACGGTCGCAGAGAGCCGTTGAACCTCGACAAGTTTCACAGAGTAACTATGTGGGCCTGCGAGGGCTTAAGCACGGTGTCGGCGTCTGAGATCGAGATGCGATCTCACATCCAGTTCTACAACGGGATGAAGACGTCGGAGATTCAGGAGACTCTCATCAAGGCCGCGGCCGACCTGATATCGGAAGACACTCCTGGATACCAGTACGCGGCCGGCCGGCTTATCAACTACCACCTCCGCAAGGAGGTATATAATTCTCATGTTCCATGGGAGCTGTCTAATCACATCATAGAAGTTGTATCATACGGCTATTACGACAAGGAGATTCTCAACGAGTATACTCTGGACGAGATGGCCGTTCTCAATAGCTACATCGATCACGACCGTGACTTCGACATCGCCTACGCCGGCATGGAGCAGTTTCGCGGTAAGTACCTGGTAAAGAATCGCGTTACCGGTAAGATCTTTGAGACGCCTCAGATGGCTATGATGCTTATCTCTATGATTTTATTTATGCGTTATTCTAAGGAAACAAGGCTTAAATGGGTGAAGGAATTCTACGATGCGCTATCTACTTTCCAAATATCTCTCCCAACTCCGATCATGGCTGGACTCAGAACTCCCCAGAAGCAGTTCAGCTCTTGCGTTCTCATCGAGACTGACGACTCTCTCGACTCAATTACTGCTACGGCATCTGCTATCACTAAGTACGTTTCTCAAAAAGCTGGTATTGGAATCGGTGCCGGTCGTATTCGCGCTCTTGGGTCTCCTGTTCGCAACGGGGATACTAGCCATACTGGTGTTATTCCATTCTACAGGTTATTTCAATCAGCAGTTCGATCGTGCTCACAGGGAAGCGTTAGAAACGGCGCGGCTACTCTATACTACCCTGCTTGGCATCTGGAGGTAGAGGACCTTCTGGTCCTGAAGAACAACAAGGGTACCGAGGACAATCGTATCCGTCACATGGACTACTGCGTCCAGTTCAACAAGGTCATGTACGAGCGGCTGCTGTCCGGTGAAAGCATAACCCTGTTCTCACCGCACGACGTCCCGGAGATGTACGAGGCGTTCTTCACCGACGTTGATAAGTTCCGGGAGCTGTACGAGCGCGCCGAGAAGAATACCAAGCTTAGGAAGAAGACGATACCAGCGATCGAGCTGTTCTCCAACTTCCTGCAGGAGCGCAAGGACACAGGGCGAATCTACCTCATGAACGTAGACCACGCCAACGACCACGGCGCGTTTGTCAAGGAGATGGCGCCGATTCGACAGTCGAACCTGTGCTGCGAGATCGACCTCCCGACCAAGCCAATAAATAACGTGCTCGATCCGTCCGGTGAGATCAGTCTGTGCACGCTCGCCGCAATAAACTGGGGAAAGATACGTGAGCCTTCTGACTTTGAGCGGCCCTGCGACCTTGTCGTTAGGGCTCTTGACTCTCTTCTGGACTATCAGGACTATCCGGTCGCTGCGGCAAAAGTGTCCACCATGGCTCGACGCCCTCTGGGCGTTGGCGTCATTAACCTCGCTTATTGGCTTGCTAGGAACGATATACGCTATAGCGACGTGGACAGCACCGGCCTGGATAAGCTCCATGAATATCTCGAAGCCTGGTCATATTATCTTATTAAGGCGTCAGTAGACCTCGCGGAAGAGAAGGGTGCCTGCCACAATTGGTTTGAGACGAAATATTCTCGCGGCGTCATGCCCATCGACACGTATAAAAAAGAAGTCGACGAGCTAGTAAAACCAGTGTATCGCATGGACTGGAGCGCGCTGCGTGAGAAGGCAAAGAAATCGGGTATTCGCAACTCAACCCTGATGGCGCTTATGCCGGCTGAGACATCTGCGCAGGTGTCCAACTCCACCAACGGCATCGAGCCGCCGCGGTCCCTGGTGTCGGTCAAGCAGAGCAAGGACGGCGTCATGAAGCAGGTCGTTCCTGAGGTTCGAAAGCTGAAGAACAAGTACGACCTGCTCTGGAGCCAGAAGTCGCCGGAGGGATACCTGAAGATCTGCGCCGTGATCCAGAAGTTTGTGGACCAGGGCATCTCGGTGAACACGTCGTATAACCCTCGCCACTACGACGGCGAGCAGATTCCCATGTCGGAGCTGATGAGGCACATGGTGATGTTCTATAAGTACGGGGGCAAGCAGCTCTACTACTTCAACACGGCGGACAACGCCGGTGAGATCGCTCTACCAGAGCTCGAGGCAACCAAGACAGAGGAAGCAGACTGCGACAGCTGCAAGATATAATGAAAACTTATGTATATAATGAACTAGGCGATGAAAAGCCGATTGAGATCAACGAAGATCAGATTATGGATCAATATTGGGAATACTGGTGGTCTCAAATAATTAAGGTTGGACACATGAAGAACAGCAATGCGTATTATATGCTTAGAGATAAGCTTAGACAAGAATGTATTTACGATTTTGTTGCTGTTAACTGGGCTGTTGAGAAGAAATGACAGTATTTGACGTCGACGGCAAGCGTGATCAGACCAATAACAAGATCTTTCTAGACGAGCCGGTAACTCTAGCTCGCTACGACAAGCACAAGTACTCGTGGCTCGACAAGCTTACTGAGAAGCAGCACGGGTTCTTCTGGCGGCCGCAGGAAGTAGACGTCCTTCGCGACGCCAAAGACTTCAAGGCGCTGAGCAAGCACGAGCAGCACATCTTCACGTCTAACCTGAAGAGGCAGATCCTACTCGACTCGGTGCAGGGTCGTGCTCCGACTCTAGCATTCGGACCCGTCTGCTCTCTGCCAGAACTAGAGCTGTGGCTGTCGGCATGGGCGTTCTCTGAGACCATTCACTCCAAGTCGTACTCGTACCTGATCCAGAACGTATATCCCGACCCGTCCAAAGTGTTCGACGAGCTCATGGACGTCAAGGAGATCGTCGACTGCGCCAAGGATATTGGCAAGTATTATGATAAAATGATTTGGTTTAATAATATCAGACCTCTTGGTATCGCCGACAAGCAGCCAATTGATTTTTATGATGCATTTGATCACAAGAAAGCTATCTGGTTAGCGCTCGTGTCAGTCAATATTCTCGAGGGTATTCGCTTCTACGTCTCGTTCGCGTGCTCGTGGGCGTTCGCTGAGGTTAAGAAGATGGAGGGTAACGCTAAGATCATCAAGTTTATCTGTCGCGACGAAAACCTTCATCTAGCCGGCACTCAGCAGCTTCTCAAGGCGCTGCCTCATGACGATAAGGACTTCGTCAAGATCGCCAAGCAGACTGAGAAGGAGTGCGTGCAGATGTTCGTTAACGCCGTAGAGCAGGAGAAGGCCTGGGCCAAGTACCTGTTCAAGGACGGGTCGATGATCGGTCTGAACGAGCAGCTGCTGTGCCAGTACGTCGAGTGGGTCGCCAACAAGCGCATGACTGCTGTTGGTCTCGACACTCCATACAAGGGTGGGTCCAACCCGCTGCCGTGGACACAGAAGTGGATCAGTGGATCAGAGGTTCAGGTCGCTCCACAGGAGACGGAGATCACATCGTACGTCGTCGGCGGAGTCAAGCAGGACGTAAGCAAGGACACGTTGAAGGGTCTTTCGCTCTAGCATAAATAGGTCCATGACATGGATCTATGGTATAAAGAACTTCGAGAGTGAGGACATAGGCGATAACTTTGGTTTCGTCTATATGATAACCAACACCACTAACGGTCGTAAGTACATCGGCAAGAAGTGGTTTTGGTCGACTCGCAAGAAGAAGATCAAGGGAAAAAAGCGCGCCAAGCGCGTTCGGCTGGAGTCGGACTGGAAGAGCTACTACGGTTCGTCCGATGAGCTGTGCGCCGATGTGGAGAAGATAGGCGCAGATAAGTTCAAGCGTGAGATACTAATATTGTGCAAGACAAAGGGCGATTGCTCATACCACGAAGCCCGTCTCATAATAGAGTACAACGCGCTTTTAGACGAGAGCTATTACAACAGATGGCTGTCACTGAAGGTTCACGCCGGCCATCTCACCTGACGCGCCGCCCAAGCCTAGTCTTATATCGCTTCCCGCGCCTAGCCTTATTATACTCCGGACTCTCGAGCTTGCTGTAGTTCAGCTTTCCGTGCCACCACCCGTCCGGAATAGGCTGATCGCTGCTGATCCACTTGTTTATGACACCGTTGGTGATTCTAGTCTTTCCCCTGTGGTTTGGCGGGAACTTATCCCTAGGCACCATCCTACCGCGCTTCCAGCCCATCCTCTCGAATATCTCAAACTCAGCCGGCTTGATAAACTTACTCATGAGGCCGTTGTTATACCACGCACTTCCAGCATGGCCGTGACTTCTGTCTATCGTTTTTCTTGGATGTCTAAAACTCTCGGGAAGTATATTAGAGTGCTCAGCACAATATGTGCACCTGAGCGCTAGATTGTTAATATTTTTGTTTTCTTTATGCCCGTCCCTGTGGTATAATACTAAATAGTCAGGAAGCTCCTGTTTGGTCTGAGCAAACTTAATCCAAGTACCAGCGCCACAAATCTCACAGCTGCAGCCTCGCTGAGCAGCAAGCCACATCATTATTTGATTGTCATGATTCATGAAGATATTTATGCTATTTGCGGGTATAGCTCAATGGTAGAGCTTCTGCCTTCCAAGCAGAAGACGAGGGGTTCGATTCCCCCTACCCGCTCCAACCAATACTGGGTATAAACCAGCCAGTCGGGTTCCTAGGCCGACTAGGGTCGTGGTGAAGGGCTCTGTCCTTAACGGTTATTCCCTACCCGACTTCCCTAAGAGAATACATAATGAAAAATAAGATTGACCTAGATGAAGTCCGTGAGTTCATCCGTAACACATCCGATGCAACTCGCGTATATCTCGGTGTAGACTCTGAGAGATATATTCTACGTGATACTTGGTATGCAGACTACACTCTAGCCATAGTGGTGCACTACGACGGCTGTCACGGCTGTAAGATATTCGGCGAGATCCAGACCGAGCGCGACTACGACCAGAGGAAAGATCGGCCTCGCTATAGACTCATGAACGAGGTCTATAAAGTCTCCAAGCTGTATATCGATTTGGCTGAGGCTCTGGAAGACCGCCACTTTGAGATTCATCTGGACATCAACTCAGACGACCGCCAGGGTTCATACTGCGTGATGCAGGAGGCCGTCGGATACGTCAGGTCTATGTGTAACGTGATACCAATGATCAAGCCAAACGCCTTCGCGGCAACCTATGCCGCAGATAGATACAAGAGCCTGATGAAGCTGAATGCATAAATACATTCAAAAGCGTCAGAGGGATGAGGATAAAACTCAGCACGACATACGGATCACACGAGAAGTACGACTTAGAGATTACTAAATTATCCCTTGATACAACTGATTTAGATGAAAAATTAGCGCTGGAGAACGGTTGGCTTATATCCAATGGCGAGTGGTATTTCTCAAGATCCACGAGAATTCGCATCAGCGAGGTGCGCGTTAAGTCGTCGCCGCGAATATACGGCGTCGAGTTTAGTGTGGAGAGCTTTGATCAAACCGCATTCGATGCGATATATGAAGACTACATGACCAAGAAGCGCTTCAAGCGCTACGACTACAAGACAGACTTCAACCGCTCGTTCTGGCTCGTCGCCAGAGACGATGGAATACCGGTAGCGTTTACCAAGATGGTCAGATACGACGGCGGCATGGAGAGCGCGTTCAACGTCTGGAACTACCACAAGCCAAAGCTGTCTCTCAGCAGTAACATGCTCTACCAAGAGATCGAGCAGGCTCGTCTGTCGGATCTAGAGTTCTTATATATAGGATCAGGATACGGCGAGAGCGGTAAGTATAAGTCTATGGTAGACGGCTTCGAGTGGTGGACCGGCGAGAATTGGTCGACTGACAGAAAGTTATATCTAGAAATGTGCGAGCACGACGCGTCGGTCAACAGCCTATATGATTTATCCAAGACGATGAATGCCCAGGGTTAAGCAGAGCTCAATACTAAAGATACACTCCTCTAGAGTAAAGAGGATGCTCAACGACCGACGGTTTAAGCGCCGTATGGCAATGGCTAGTCGAGTGAGAGTAGATCGATCCTACGACGTACCATACGTCGCTGGATATTCCGATGACGCTAAGACTGTATATATAGACCGCCACCTGAAGACTAAGATGGACAGCATGGACGTCGAGCGGCTTATCGTGACTCACGAGCTAGTTGAGAAAGCGCTCCTCGATCTGTTCAACATTACTTACCAGCAGGCTCACCACATCGCGACGTATGTAGAACACGAGCGCGTTGTAAAGTCTGGAGTCAACTGGCGCGCCTACACCAAGTTTCTAGACCCACAGATGAAGCTCATAGGCAGTGAGAAGGTCAAGAAGATACCCAAAGATCTAGATCTAGAGCCCTATGAGGAGGAAAAAGATTTTGAACTATTGAAGAGGATGATGTTACATGCACGTTGAGATCTATACTAGACCAGGATGTGGTTTTTGTGATAAAGCCAAGATTCTATTGCGTAACTGGAATATACCATATATAGAGAATAAGTTAGACGTAGACTTCACCAGGCAGAACTTAGTCGAGAAGTATTCCACTGCCAGGACATATCCTGTAATCGTGGTAGATGGATTCTATATTGGGGGGTATGAGGAGCTATCAACTCTTCTGGAAAAACGCTCGGAAAACATATCAAAACTATTGATTGGAGACTAGATCATGCAATATCAGAGAGATACCCTGCTGTCAGACCTTAGGAACAGCATAATTGAGGTTACATTCACCAAGGTCAACGGGGAGAGGCGCGCTATGCGCTGCACTCTCATGCCGCACTATCTGCCGGAGAGCTTCAAGGCCAACGCCGCCGAGCAGGAGCAGGAGCAGGAATTCCATAAGTCAAATCCTGACGTCTTAGCTGTATGGGACGTTCAGAACGGCGGCTGGCGATCGTTCCGCGTCGACTCCGTCGAGTACGTACAGGTTCTAGACAATAACTACTAAGGGATAATAAATCATGAGCGATTACTGGGGCTATCACCTGATTCTGGACTGCGCTAACTGCGACAGGGACAGTATCACCAGCTACGACAACATCTATAACTTCGTCAAGCAGCTCGTGAGGGACATCGACATGGTGGCCTTCGACGAGCCGCGCATTATCAACTTCGGCAGCGGCAACAAGGCTGGCTATACTCTAGACCAGCTCATCGAGACCTCAAATATCGCTGGTCACTTCGTTCCAGACAACGGCGACGGTCGCAGCGATATGTATCTCGACGTGTTCTCATGCAAGCCATATGACATCCAAATTGTAATGGACTTAGTAAGAGAATACTTTAAGGCTGAGAGAATTCGACATAATTACATCACTCGTCAGGCATAATGACACAGATAGTCTTTCTGGTTGAGAGTGTGGATCGTTACGGCTTTCCATATACTCTAACAGATCGTCTCAAATCACTATCGCCGGAGTGGATAGAGCACTTTAATAGTGAAGTACTTAAAACTTATACAGGCGCAATTGGCAACAGAATTAAGTTTCAGACTTATAGCCAAATTGAAAACTTTGATCCTAATAAAAAATATTTCTATTTTATATCGCTTGATCATTTCAATTTTGACTTCTCGGTGTATTTTCAAATGCTCGGGAAGTCAAAACTTAAACGATTGCATGATAATAATATACCACTGTTATTTGCGCATGATCTGGAGACAATTCCACACCTAGATTTTAAGGCATTTGTAAACCATCTTGAGTGGTTGTTTTTAATGCGTGGCGTTTACTCAGATATACAGAATGAGATCATATTCACGACTGCAGCCGGACTGATACCACACCAAAAGAAATTCGTCTCTGATTATTTTTATAACAGATTTAAGTTTATACAATCTCCTATGGTTATGAAGTACAGTGCGGACGAGTTGCTTAAAGCTTATCCATCGAGAGAAGAAATACTTCAACTTCATGCCAGACAAAAGACAAAATTGTATACCGTATTAAACAGAGGGTGCCGATATCATCGATTGTCACTTCTGCATGGTTTACGCGCACTTGGTCTTTTGAACATGGGTAATGTTAGTGTTCTTGAGTCATATCATTATAATCCGCATTCTGTTAGATCTAATACCGAATATGCAAAGTTAGTAATCAATGATATGAAAAACGGGCCAATACCAAAAATGACATTAGACGAAGTAAATATTTCAGATAATAGGCCCGGAACACTGCCACCGTATCCGATTCAAATGTGGAATAGTTATTATGATATAGTGGCTGAGACTGGAGTTCTTTATTTTTTACCAGATCCACTAGACCTTACACTTATTACCGAAAAGACTGTTAAGTCAATATTGTTTATGAGACCGTTCATAATCAATGGCGGACCATATTCTTTACAAGCTCTAAAACGATTTGGATTTAAGACTTATGACGGAATATTTAATGAGAGTTATGATACAGCAGAAAATGTTATTGATCGACAAGAGATCATAGTCGACAATGTCGCTCAGTATCTCCATAAATATAACGAGTTGCAGAAAATAATCACTGCACACGAGGAAACACTTGAATTCAATCGTCAACATGTAATATCAGCTGATTACGAACAATTGCTCGTAAACGAACTAATGAGTGCACAATGAATAACTATGATTTGCTTGAAACTAATGAAATATCTGCCAATGCCAACGGCGGTACCGAGCTAATGCTCCGCTCGATCTATGATGGCACCATCTCGCGCGATCTACTTGAGCAGTTTCAGATCATACCTTCTCGACCTCGTGAGTTGAAGCACGATAAGATCCGCGTGATGAACGTCCACGATCTTCCTGAAGACCCCGAGTCTGCTAAGTTTAGAGACCCACAGTTCAGGCAAAACTTTCATAAGTTCGTATTCGTATCCAACTGGCAGTACTCGCGATATCAGTACGTGCTTGGTATGGACTATTCGGATCGGGATATCGTGATCGAGAATGGGATCACGCCGATCGAGCCCGACTGGCAGTCTAAGCTCGCGGACGATAAGATTCGTCTCGTATACTGCTCGACGCCGCACAGGGGCCTTGAGATTCTAGTACCGGTGTTTCAGCGTCTTGCCGAGAAGCACCCTAACATCCACCTAGACGTATTCTCAAGCTTTAAGATCTACGGCTGGGGTGACGCCGACCAGAACTTTGAGCCTCTCTACAAGATCATCAGAGAGCACCCGCAGATGACCTACCACGGGTTCAAGCCAAACGACGAGGTCAAGAGTCATCTGGCCAAGTGTCATATCCTGGCATACCCGTCGATCTATCTCGAGACAGGATGTCGAGTTCTCATGGAGTCGATGTCGGCTGGTCTCTCGTGTGTTCATCCCAACTATGGCGCTCTGCCAGATACATCTGGCTCTCTGACCTACATGTATCACGGCTCAAGCGATCGCGTGACTCACGCCAACGTCTTCGCCAGCAATTTAGACTTTGTCATAGACCAGTATAAGACGAATCGCCAGAAGATGCTGGACCGAGCCGAGGCGGTGTCTGCCTACGCCAACCAGCGCTTTGACCTGAAGCTTATACTCAAGAAGTGGCAGTATACTCTAGAAGAACTGGCTGAGAAGTATCCAGCCGGCGCTAGAGCGCCAGAGAAGCTTCAGGAGAAATTTGTCTACAGGGTCGGATAATAGTTGTGTACTTTCCCGCGGATAATAAATATAATAGTACTAGCTAGTACCGTAGAAAGCTTATGACAGCTCAGATCATCACCTTCCCGATTAAGAACGCTCGAGTGTCTCCAAAGCCGCCGGACAGCGAGGAAGATATAATGACTGGCGTCGACTCAATGAAGTTGACGCACGTAAATGAAACACTTCTGGCGGCGTCTCAGATGTTGTTCGAGCGACTCTACTCAGCCGGATTTGACTTCTCACAGTTCAAGGACGAGAACGAGCTCAAGTACGGGTCGTTCTTAGTCGAGGCCATGAACTCGCTTCTCTGCAAGTACTACGACGTCTACCACCCGTTTCAGGATCTAGCCGAGAAGATCTTCGTCCGCGACGAGAACGATGAGTTCACGATCGCTGACGAGCTGAACATGCGGTTCATCGACACCAGCAAGAAAGAAACCTGAGAGTATTACATCATGCTTATTCTTGACCTCAACCAGGTCATGCTGTCCAACCTGATGGTTCAGATTGGAAATCACACCAATGCCGCTGTAGACGAGGGCATGGTCAGACACATGATCCTCAACACGATCCGTTCTCTAAACCTCAAGTTTCGAGGTGATTACGGCGAGCTCGTGATTGCGGCAGACGGCGCCAACAGCTGGCGCCGCGATATCTTCCCTTACTATAAGGCCAATCGCAAGAAGAGCCAGCAGACGTCTGAGCTCAACTGGGCCAGCATCTTCGAGTGCATGAACAAGATTCGCTCCGAGCTCAAGGAGTTCTTCCCGTACCGAGTCATTCACATCGAGCGCTGCGAGGCCGACGACGTGATCGGCACGCTGGTCTCAGACTTTCGCAAGACTGACCCGATCATGATCCTGTCCGGCGACAAGGACTTCAACCAGCTGCACCACGACGGCGTCAAGCAGTTTGATCCAACTCGCAAGAAGATGATCGTGTGCGATGATCCGGACCTATATCTAGAGCAGCACATCCTTCGCGGAGACAAGGGAGATGGCATTCCAAATATTCTGTCGTCTGACAACTGCTTTGTCGTCGGTGAGCGTCAGAAGACTTTGACTCAGAAGAAGATTGACGATCTCATCGAGCTCGGTCTTATCGGTAAGTTTGACCACCAGTACCACCGCAGCTACATGCGCAACAGTCGACTTATCGACCTGCGCTACACGCCGACCGAGCTCAAGGACAAGATTCGCGCGTCCTACAACGAGCAGTCTAACAAGAATGGCAGCAAGATGATGAGCTACTTCATCTCTAATCGTCTAAAGAATCTAATGGAACATATGGGAGACTTCGCATGAAACTTGGAGTCGCGGAAATCTTAGAGAAAGTCTCTAAGATATCGCGCAGGTCTGACAAGGTCGCTGAGCTGAGGAAGCACGACAACTTCGCGCTCAGGACCATACTGCAGGGAGCCTACGACCCTCGAGTCGTCTGGCTTCTTCCAGAGGGAACGCCGCCGTTCAAGAAGAACGAGCTCGTGGATCTCGAGAGCGTGCTGTACGCCGAGGCTCGCAAGCTCTACCTGTTCGTCGATGGCGGTAATCAACAGCTCAAGCCGCTCAGGCGTGAGACTCTATTCATTGAGCTGCTGGAATCACTAGCTCCAGCAGACGCCGATCTTCTCTGCGCCGTCAAGGACAAGAAGATCCCGTACAAGGGAATCACCCCGCAGCTAGTCAGAGAGGCATTTCCAGGACTTTTGGGCGATGAGCAAGAGCAGAAATAACCGCTTCCGCGATCGGTACGACGACGAGCAGGAGTATGAGTTCAACCCCTACGGGCGTAAGTCTGAGTATCTAGAGAAGAAGAGAGCTAAGCGCCTGAGCCGCGCGATGCGCACACGAGACGTAGACGGGATGCTCGAGCAGTACGACGACTACGACGATGAAAATCACGTGGTTAACGATAAATACAAAGACGAGAGCAGCTAATGCCGACATACACCTTCAGAGACTTAAAGACAGGCGAGGAGACCACAAGCTATATGTCTATCGCCGAGCTCGATAAGTTTCTGAGAAAGAACAAGCATCTAGAGCAGGTCATCGGGGCGCCGGCCATAGGCGACACAGTTCGCCTAGGCATGAGAAAGCCGGACAACTCGTTTAGAGACCACCTCAAAGAGATGAAGAAGAAGCATTCGCGAGGGTTCTCAAAGAGTACCATCAACACATTTTAACAGAGTACAATGCAGCAGAGAAGACTGACGAGAAAAGAAAAAAGAAAACTTCGACAGGCTGGTATAGATGAAAACATTGGTTACGACTATCTCTTTAAGCACAGCTTTCAGATCAAGCCGATATCCCCGCTCACGGATAATCAGCGATTAGTCTTCGAGCACTTTCAGCGCGATAAGAACATACTGCTGCACGGCGTCGCTGGAACTGGAAAGAGCTTTCTGTCCCTGTACCTGTCGCTTAAGCAGGTTCTAGAGGGCAAGTCTCAGTACGAGAGAGTGGTTATAGTACGCAGCGTCGTACCGACGCGTGACATGGGTTTCCTACCGGGAAACAACAAGGAGAAATCTAGAGTATATGAGGCACCTTACACAGCTATATGCACGGAGCTATTTGGCCGCGGTGACGCTTATGCGAACCTTAACTCTAAGGGCTTCTTGGAGTTCATATCTACTTCTTTCGTACGCGGCACTACTTTTAACGATGCTATCATTATCGCCGATGAGATTCAAAATATGGACCTTGGTGAGCTCGATTCTGTAATCACGAGAGTCGGCAAGAACTGCAAGGTCATCATGTGCGGCGACTTTCGACAGTCGGACTTCCGCCGAGAGAACGAGAGGTCTGGCATCCTGAAATTCATGAGCATCGTGAAGGCCATGCGCTCGTTTGAGTTCGTGGACTTCAACGAGAACGACATCGTTCGAAGCGCGCTTGTGAAAGACTACATCATAACTAAAGACAGACTAGGTATCAGTGTTTAAACATGAGCTGCTGGATAGGCAGGAGCTGAAGTCAGTAACTACGGACACCGGCAGGTTCTACACAACGCCGACTGGTGAGAAGTATCCATCAGTCACCACGGTGATTGGTAGCTTATCAGACAAGACTTGGCTATACGAGTGGCGCCGCCGAGTAGGCAAGGAGACCGCTCAGAAGATTGCGAATAAAGCCGCCGCGCGCGGCACCGCGGTCCACAAGATATTTGAGAAATATCTACTGAACGATCCAAACTACGCCGACAAGATCATGCCGTTCAACAGATATCTCTTCGAGGAGATGAGACCGACTGTAGACAGCCGTATCGGCGTGGTGTACGGAGTAGAGCACCCGCTCTACTCTCACCGTCTTAAGACCGCCGGCCGAACCGACGTGGTTGCGCAATTCGATGGTCGTCCCTCTATCGTGGACTTCAAGACCGCGTCTTATCCCAAGCAGGCCGAAGATATCCGCGGTTACTTCCAGCAGTCCACGTGCTACGCTCTCATGGTAGGAGAGCGTCATGGAGTACATATCCCTCAGATCGTAGTGCTCATCTGCACCCAGCACGACGGTCCACAGGTCTTTATCCAAAAGACTTCTGACTACGTCTCTGAGGTGGTATCCATGTTCAAGAGATACTCCATTTCAGCGGCTGCCTGAAAAAAGTAACAAAATTTCATCATTTTATTGTGTACATCGTCTTTCTTATGATATAGAATTACTATATTGGATGAGAACATCCTGTAGACATTGAGAAGGAAGTTTAGTTATGGCACATGAGATTGAGAGCGTAAACGGTAAGGTCGCGATGGCCTACACAGGACAGGCCCCCTGGCACGGACTTGGAAAAGAGGTCCCGGCGGACCTGACTCCCGAGCAGATGCTCAAGGCGGCTCAGCTCGACTGGACGGTCGAGAAGATTCCGGCCTACGCCACCGTCAACGGCAAGAAGATCGCTGTTGGTCGCTCGGCGCTGGTTCGTAACACCGACAGCAAGATGATCGACGTCGTCTCTGAGGACTGGAATCCGGTTCAGAACCGCGAGGCCTTTGAGTTCTTCAACGAGTTCGTCATGGCCGGCGACATGGAGATGCACACAGCTGGCTCGCTCCGCGGCGGTCAGATCGTGTGGGGTCTCGCCAAGGTCAAGGAGTCCTTTGAGCTCTTCAAGGGCGATCGCATCGACTCCTACCTGCTCTTCAGCAACTTCCACAAGTACGGCTTCTCGACCGACGTGCGCTTCACGGCGATTCGGGTGGTCTGCGACAACACGCTGACCCTCTCGCTCAACTCCACGGTCGAGCGCATGGTCAAGATCTCTCACCGTCGAGAGTTCCAGGCCGAGGACGTCAAGTCGATGCTCGGAATCGCTACGGACAAGCTCTCCAAGTACAAGGAGATGGCTCAGTTCCTCGGCTCCAAGCGCGCCACGAAGGAGAAGTCCATGGACTACTTCCGCACCATCTTCCCCGGTGGTGTCGAGGAGAAGGGTGAGATCAAGCTCTCGCGCAACGCCAAGACAGCGCTGGAGATCATGAACACCCAGCCGGGCGCCGACTTCGCCAAGGGCACCTTCTGGCAGCTGTTCAACACGGTCACCTACATGACCGACCACCTGCTCGGCCGGAGCGCCGACAACCGGCTGACCAACGCCTGGTATGGCCACAACAAGAAGCTCAAGACTCGAGCTCTTGAGACCGCGGTCGAGATGGCCGAAGCTGCCTAGTGAGACAGGGGGAGAGCGATCTCCCCCTTCTCTTTTGTGTGTACTTTTAGTTCTGGTCATGGTATAATTTAATCATGATGGAGACACGACATGGCTAAGCGAATCGCTGACCGGCGCTTTAAGCGCGAGAAGAAGAATCGCATCACTAAGACCGAGGAGTACCTGATCAACTCCAAGTACATCGGTGACGAGCCGACGTATACCGGCGAGGTGCTGACTGATCTACAGCTGACCAAAGCTTACAACTGGTACAACTACATGTGCCGCGCCTCAGACGCGCGCGACTACATCGTGCAGTACATGGAGCGCATCGGCAAGAAGAAAGTCGCGCGTCTCGTCAAGAGTCTCTCAGACGGTCAGACGCCGACTACGGCTGGCTGGCTGTGTCGAATCCTGCTTCGCGGTGGTAAGATCACAGACCGCTCCAAGGAGTTTCTCCTGGATCGAGTCACTCGAGCCATCGAGCGAAACCAGCATGTCGCTGCAGATGAGAAGTCAGAGGACAAGCCGCAGCGACAGCCTACCGACGTGCACGCCGCCGTGCGCGAGCGCGCTCGAGATATTATCGGGCAGATAGAGCACATGATCGACCTAGGTCAAGAGTTCTCGCTCTACGAGTTCATGCAGAGAGGTCCGATCCCGGCTATCTACTCTTCGTACATCGCTTCGTACTACCAAAAGATGGTGGACGAGCTGACCGAGGTATTGACCGGCGACGACGCTGATCTCAAGTACGCGTATCGCAACTACTCAAAGCCTAAGGTCAAGAAGATGCTTGAGTTCTATACTCGACTCGTAGACGAGGCTGACCAGTACGCGCAGAACGCGGCTCGAGTGCGCAAGGCAAACCGCAAGCCGAAGACCATCTCGGTAGAGAAGATGATCAGCCGCCTCAAGTTCAAGAAGAACGATCAGGAGTACAAGCTGGTGTCGATCGACCCGCAGCAGATCTTGGCGGCGCAGGAGCTGTGGACCTTCAACACCAAGAACAGGATGCTGACGGTCTATCGAGCGCAGGACCAGGGAGGCCTAGGCGTGAAGACCGTAAGGATCACTGGATACAACGAGAGCACTTCGATCAGCAAGCGGCTGCGCAAGCCTGAGTCCGTTCTCCAGAGCGTGCTCAGCGGCGGTAAGCCAACTCTCAGGACTGTCATGGACAATATAACCACCAAGCCTGGCGGTTTCAGCAGCAGGATTACTACGGACACAATCCTGCTCAGGGTAGTGAGGTAAACCGTGGACGTAATCTGTGATATAGACGGGACGGTGGCAGATCTAACCCACCGCCGCCACTGGGTAGCTACAAAGCCGAAGAACTGGAAGATGTTCTTCCAGGAGCTGCACAAGGACACACCGATCACTCCCGTGATCAACGTGATCAACTCGCTGCACGACGATGGAAACATGATTATCTTCTGCTCAGGCCGAAGCATGGAGTATTACGACGAGACACGCGAGTGGCTTAGCGCCCACATGGGCGGCTGGGTCATGACTCACCCTCTCTACATGAGGAAGTTTCGCGACTACAGGGCAGACGACATCATCAAGTATGAGCTCCTGCAGCAGATCAAGGCCGATGGGTATAACCCAGCCATAGCCTTCGACGATCGCAAGAGAGTCGTGGATATGTGGAGAGCCAACGGCATTATCTGCGCTCAGGTAGCGCCTGGTGATTTTTAGTCCTGTACATCGCGCGGCGATAGTGGTATAATACTAATATGACGCTGCACTATGAGTTCCCTCACAACGTTACTCTCGACGAAGTTCGCAAGATCGTCGAGAGTAACCCTAACTTTATTCTCGGCGAGAGAGACGGCTACGTCGTGGCCAACTATCTCGTGGCCGGTAAGGACACCCACCCTCCGGTGGTAGACCGCGACACGGCTGTCATGCGAGAGATGCGCGGTCTAGTGTTTGACCCGGCGGGTCGGTTGATCTCGCGCCGCTTCCATAAGTTCTTCAATCTTGGCGAGCGCGAGGACGTCTCTCAGATCGACGTGTCTCGCCATCACGTAGTGCTCGAGAAGCTGGATGGGTCCATGATCACTCCCATGATCGTGAACGGAGAGCTGCACTGGGCCACCAAGATGGGTATTACCGACGTGGCCGCTCAGGCCGAGAAGTTCGTTAAGAATTCGTCTATCAACTATCGCGCGTTCGCGCTCAACCTGCTCGAGCAGGACTGCACTCCCATCTTCGAGTGGTGCTCTCGCTCGCAGCGCATCGTGATCGACTATCCCGAGGACAAGCTGGTGCTCATCGCCATCCGCGATAACGACACCGGCGAGTATGCTCGATTTGATCGACTCGTGTCAGAATATGGTATTCCCACGGTCTCAGCGCTCGAGCCCATCTCCGACCTGACTAAGTTCACCGAAGAGCTGAGGAAGCGGGAGGACATCGAGGGTGTGGTCATCCGCTTCGACGACGGTCACATGGTCAAGGTGAAGACCGACACGTACGTCGCTCTACACCGCGCCAAGTCTGAGCTCGAGTCACAGAGAAACGTGGTGCGACTGATTCTAGACGAGAAGGTCGATGACCTTCTGCCGCTGCTGTTCGGCGACGATAGAATCGCTCTAGAGCAGTTTGCCGCTAGAGTACGCAGCGATCTCTTCGATTACTGCGACTACATCAACTCGTGCCTGAACCTGATTCGAGCGGCCGGCATGGACCGCAAGTCTTTCGCGCTAGAGTGCACCGCGGTTGATCCAATCCATCGCTCATTCATGTTCAAGCACTGGGGCGACAGCTGCACGCTTGAGTCCGTCAAGGACTTCGTGTCAAAGCACCTCGGGTCTAACAAGTCATTTGCCAAGTGCGACTCAATTATAACCGCTAAGTGGAGAGAGATCCTTGTCGACGACTAAGAACAAGACGTTTGGAGTAATGGTCGGCTTGCCTGGTGTTGGCAAGTCGACCTATCGAAAGAAGATGATTACTCCCGGAATCACTGTACTTTCTACAGACGATATCGTAGAAGAAATGTGCTTTAATGCTGGTCTTAACTATGATCAGGGGTTCAAGCTCTTCATCGAAGACGCCACGAAAGTATTCAACAGGCGTCTGAGCTCTGCTCTTCAGAATAACGAGAGCGTCATGATCGATCGTACGAACCTCTCGCGCAAGTCGCGCGCTCGTCTCTTGGCGCGTGTTCCTAAGTCGTACAAGAAGTACGCTTACTTCTTTCCGACTCCAGAAGACGCTGAGTGGAAGCGACGTCTCTCTGCTCGGCCTGGCAAGTGCATCCCTCAAGCTGTGCTCGATGACATGGCTCTCTCGTTCGAAATGCCGACCATCGAAGAGGGCTTCGACGCGGTGTTTACAATAGCTTAATAATAGGAGTAATAATTATGCAGAATGGTGTGCGTATTTCATGATAAACACTAGCGAATTCATAGATGAGGTCGAGACGCTGCACGAGACTCTCTCCATCCCGTACATGGAGGCGATAGTCTACTGGTGCGAGGCTCGCGGTCTAGACGTAGAGTCAGTGTCACATATAGTCAAGAAGAATAGGGTTCTTAAGTCTAAGGTGAAGGCTGAGGCAGAAGATCTAAACTATCTGAAGCGTAAGAAGGGATCCAAGCTCCCGTTAT